TACAGACAAGCTGGTAACTCTCGTAGTTTTCTCTGCTCAGACCCTTGCGGTGTACGTACACCTCCTGTAGACTATATACATAAGGGAGAGCGAGACAGGGGAGATGGAAATGACCACCACGAAGATCGAGAAGCGGATCGCCAAGGCGCAGGGCCTGACGGACGAGCAGCTGGAGATCATGGGCCAGGTCGACGAGAGCGAGGGCATCCGGAACGCGCTCCGCGAGGCCGCCGTGGCGGACGTGCTGGCCGAGCTGCTGGAAAGCCTGAAGGCCGGCGAGAGCCTGGAGGACGCTATCGCCACCATCCAGGAGAACTTCTGAAGGGCCGGGGCTACGGCCCCTTCCCTTTTAGATCCTTTTGATACGTTTCATGTCACTCCGGGCAGCCGAACTCCCGCCGCAGCTTGTCGATCTCCGCCGCGAACCGGATGCCCGACTCAGTCTTCGGCGGCACCGCCCGCTGCGAGTTACCGATGTCGACCAGCAGTGAGCACCAGCGCCGGTCGGACTCGATCCGGACCAGCTCGGCGCGCCGCTCAGACTCGATCCGCGCCGCCTCCGACCGCCGCTCGGCCTGCTTCTGCACATGGTTGGTGTAGGCCACCCCGGATAGCGAGATCGCCACCACGGCGATGAACGCCAAGGCGATCGCGTACCAGAACGGCACGTACGGCTTGGTCACGGCTCACCGTCCGCTGAGGAGGAGGACGACCGCGAGTGCGATCCCGACGAGTGCGACGGCGACGACCGCCCGCGACCAGCCGAGTTCGAACCGGGCCGCAGCTGCCACACCCGGATCCCTCCCGCGATGCCCAGCAGGCCCATGCAGGTGGTGAGCAGCTGCCCGTTCACGTTCCCGGAGACGATCTGATACGTGATCCCGCCCAGTCCCACCAGCACGCACCCCGCGTCCCGGATGTAGCCGATCAGCTTCTCGGGGCTCACTCACGTCACGCGGTGGCTTCGACGGTGAGCTGGCCGCCGAGCACGGTCACGGTGCCGGCGAACTCGCCGCCCTGGCCCGGGTCGCCTTTCGGCCCCGGGTCACCCTTCGGGCCTGGATCTCCCTTGGGACCCGGGTCACCCTTCGGTCCGGGCTTGCTGCCGACGTTCTCGATGGCCAGGTCGCACTGCATCTTGAACGCGTGCCAGCCGGTGATCATCGTGTGCGGGCCCTCGCCGTACGACGCGCGGGACGCGTTGACCGCGGCCTCGGTCTTCGGCCCGTACTCGCCGTCGACCGTGCCGACCGGGAAGCCGAGGTCGCCCAGCACGTACTGCCAGAACTTGACCGGCTCGCCGGAGTCACCCTTCTTGGGCAGGAACATGTCGTCTCCCGTCAGCTCGCTCAGCCGGTAGTCGAAGGTCGTGTCGTTGTCGGCAGCCTGGCTGTAGGCACCGGAGAAGTGGACGTGCTCGGTGTGTGCCGACGGGCCGGTGTAGTCCTCGGCTCCCCAGCCGTTCGACGCCTTGTAGATCTTCCGGTTGTAGATCATGTAGCGCAGGACCGAGGCGACGTCCGGCAGCGCACGGATGTGGTCGACGACCAGCTGCGCGTTCCCGCCGGGCCAGCTCAGGTCCGAGTCCATGTCCCAGGCGCGAACCTCGTCGAGCGAATCGCCATCCTTGTACTCGGCGTTCCCGGTCAGGTCCGGGTTGTGGCCGGAGGTACCCGACGCGTGGACCTGGTCGCCGATCGTGCCGTCCGAGGTCTTGTCGCGGCCCGGGAACGCGTCGTCGACCTGGGCGCGCAGGTTCTGCAGGCCTTTGGTGAGTGCCCAGCCCATCGTGCCTCCTAGGTCGGGTCGGTCTGGTTGAGGATCCAGGCGGGCCATGGGCCGTCCAACGCGGCGTCGAGCCGGGTCAGCCACTCGGCGTCGGGGACGACGCCCTTGTCGTTGAGCGCCTTCATGATCACGCCGAGCATGACCAGGATCGTGAGATCGACCTTGTACAGCTCCGGGCCGACCAGCAGCAGCGATACCCCCAGCTGCCCGGTCGTGGTGGCCTGCTGCCGGCGCAGCAGCTCCTCGACGTACGTCTCGACGAACTGGGCCATGACGCCTCCGATCAGAACGGAACGCAGTTGAGTCGCCGGGTCGCGAACGTGCCCGTGCCGCCGGAGACCCGGTAGGACATCGCGAACGTGTTAGTCCCCGCGGTCAGGCCCGTCTCGACGTAGGCCAGACCGTGGAACAGCTGCCCGGTCTGGTCGTACGAGATCGCCCAGCTGTCCGACGCTGCGATCGTGCTGGCGCCGGAAACTGCAACGCTCGTCCACACGTTGGTGCCCGCGACGCTGGTCGACTGGCGGCAGTGAAAGGAGAGCAGCGCCTTGGTCCCGGTGCCGATCGGGAACGACGGGCCGGCCGTGCCGCCGCCGCCGGAGAGCGTCGACGTGTACGTGGTCGACGTGGTTGTTTCGCCGCTGAGTTGGGCGAACTGGCCCGGTGCGCGCTGAACGATCGAGTTGCTGCCGTTGCCCGCGAAGATGCTGCTCACCTGGCTGGATAGTGCCGGGGCGGTCATCAGCAGGTTGTCGCGCACGGAGGCGTTCCACTGTGCGGCGGTCAACGCGGTGCTGGCCACAGCGGTGAGCGGCGTTGTCCAAGCCAAGAATCAGCCCTCCAGTTCGGGGTGCGGCGAAAACGAGAGGGTGCCGTCGGGCTCGACGAACGGCAGGTCGTGGTCGTGCGCGAGGGCACGCGCGGCGCGCAGCTGGCGGCGCGGGTCAGCGGCGGGCAGTACGTCCAGCAGGAGACCGTCCACGGCCACGCCCTCGACCTCGTGCAGGATCAGGGTCCGCTCGGTCAGCGCCTTCCACTCCGGTGGCAGGCAGTCGTGCGCGGCATTCTCGGCGAGCAGGTCTTCGAGGTGCTCGCCGGGCAGCCAGTTCTGGGTGCGCCGGACCGGGCGCATGCCGAGGATCGCTTCGATGGCCTGCGGGTCGGGCGGCCAGATCACGACGGTGCTGTAGCCGCAGGCGTCCGGCCCGCCGAGGCACAGGAACTCGACCTGCCCGGGTTCCAGCGCGATCGCATTGGTGCACCACGGGCGGACGCAACGGGCGACCCAGCGGCCCCAGTTCGCCTCGGCGTACGCAACGCCCGCGATGGCCACCTCGGCGGGCGTCTCGATCACGAAGCTCGGACCAGACATGCGACGCCCCTTTCAGTACGAGAACTGGGCATCGTTGAAGCCCTGGCCGCCAACGTCGAATCGGAACATGGTCGGCGGGTTATCGAGGCCGCCGCCCTGGAAGGCGCCCTGGTCGAAGCCCTGGCCGGACACGTCGAAGGTGAACGGGTTGGTCACCACGGCCGGGATCTTCTCCACGCCGAACGTGGTCACGTGCTCAGCGCCGCCCTGGCCGATCGTGTGCTGGATCTGCTCGATGTAGCAGTCCGCATCCAAGCCGGTCAGCGACTCGGTCAGATGCACCCGGTCCGACAGGTTCCGGCTGATGCACTCGGCCAGCCGCGCCGCGCTGCCGGCGCCGCGCATCGTCACCTGCAGCGTCGGCAGCCGCTCCGCGCGCTTCGCGACGATCAGCTGCAGGATCGCCTGCGAGTCGTAGATGCCCGCCCACACCGGCAGCCGGCCGTCCGCCAGGGACTTGCGGCCGTGCCGGTAGATGCTGACCGCGTCCTCGACGGTGACGGTGATGCTGGTCGCCTGGATCGCCTGCGCCCGCAGGGCGAGGTCCTGCACGATCGAGTCGCCCGTGGCGGTGATCGAGATGACCGTCGACTGGCCCGACGTGCGTGACAGGCTCATCGAGACGCTGCCGGAGACGAGGGTGTAGTCGGTGTCCTGCACGGGGGCGATCGCGTTGATGAACGGCTGTGACGCCCGCGCGGTGACGTTGAACGTGGTCCCGTTCGCGATGGTGATCTGACCCTGGCTGGACCACACCTGCGACGCTGCCGCGTCGATGGTGCGTAGCGGCACCTCGGTGGAGATCGAGTTGACGACCTCTTTCCAGCCGGCGTTGTAGGTCACCGGGTCGGAGATGCAGGGCTCGGTGCCCGACGACCGCCAGGTCGTCTGCGAGGTCAGCGACGCTGCCCGGGTCAGCCGGTGGTGCCGGTCGCGGAACACGATCTGGCCCAGCGAGTTCACCGTGATCAGCGCCGACGGCCCGTCGGAGTCGACGAGTTCGAGCAGCGAGTCGAACGCGTCGGCCTCGCTCAGCCACCAGTACGGCAGGTAGGAGACGCCCGGGTCGATGTCGCGGGCGGTCGCCGACCAGCCGATCGCGTCGAGGATGTAGCCGATCGCGTCGCCGGTGCGGATGCCCTGGTAGAGCGGGGTGCTGATGGTGACGCCACGGAAGGAGCCGAGGGCGTCGATGCAGGTCGCCGGCACGGACTGGTCGTTGATGCCGGGCCGGATGTCGAGGTCGTCGAGGTAGCCGGAGTACAGCACCGTCGAGGTCGCGCCGACGGTCGCCTGCAGCTGCAGGTGCTTGCCGGGCGTGACGAACCCGGCGATCGGCGAGCTGGTGTTCTCCGGGCTGTAGTCCCGGCTCCGGTTGTCGAGCTCGAACTGTGCCTCGCCGGGGTCAATCGGCGAGAACTGGCGGGCCTGGTTCCGGCCGTACTTCACGACGACCGGGGTGCGCTGGTCGAGGGTCCGGGCGGTGACGTCGTCGTTCGTGACGTCGGAGAAGCCGTTGCCCTGCCAGTCGATCTGCAGCGTGTACCGGGCAGCCATCAGATCTTCCCCTTGCGGCGGAGATCATCGATGGACGCGGCCAGCCAGCCCTGGACCTCCATGCGCGAGCCGATCACGCCGTGGTTCTCCAGCACCACGGTCACGCCACCCCCGCCGCTGCCCGCGTTCTGCCACATCGGGGTGACCCGTTCGGGCTGGTAGTTCTCGCCGAAGGAGTAGGTGCGACCGGACGCGCCGACACCGAAGATCGGCTCGGTGATCGTGCCGCCGTTCTTCATCGCCCAGTGGTCGTGGGCGTTGCCGCCAGCGAAGTTGTGCTGGTTCTCGATCAGCGCCGAGTAGCGGTGCCGGGAGCCGTTGTGGATGTTGAGCGACTGCCACGGGGTGATCAGTTCCTTCGTGGCGCGCATGAAGTGCAGGTTGATCCACTCCGCGAGCGGCTTCGACGGGGCGAAGTCGACGGCCCGGCCGAAGCCGTGGTAGCTCTTGTTCCCCGTCAGGGTGATCGCGCCGGGCCGGTAGTCCGAGTAGATCGGCATGCCCGGGAACGCCATACGAACTGCGGCTTCCATCCATTTGTAGCCCGGGCCGCCGCTACCGCCGGGAGCCGAGAAGAACGGCGACGGCACCTTCGTCTTGCTCGCGTTCACCGGGTACGGCCAGACCATGCCGCCGCCGGCGTAACCGGGCCACTGGCCGGTCGCGTTCATGTAGTCCAGCGCGCCCGGCTTGGCGCTCTCCAGCGGAGCACGTGCGCTCTTGTTCACCACGAACTCGTCGGCGTGCACGACCCCGGCCGGCTGATACTTCGCGCCGGGTCCGGTCCAGCCGCCGCCGGCGAAACCCGGCCCGTCGCCGGCGCCGTTGAGCCGGCCGATGGTGTTGGCGCTCTTGAGCGCCTGCTGCATCGCCGACAGCTTCCGCAGCTCCGCCTCGACCTTGCCCTGCCCGGTGACGTTCAGGTTCGCCGCATACGGGCCCGCGAAGTGGTTCGCCGCGGTGTACGCGTCGTCGAGCTGCTTCTTCGCGGCCACCGCGCCCGGCGCCGTCGCCTTCGCCTCATACGTCCCGTCGTACTGGTCGGCCGCCTTCTTCGCCGACTTGAACTGGCCCTCGAGGTTCTTAATCTCGGTCTTGGACAGCCCGGCCGCGCGCAGCGTCGCGTACAGCGACGGCGTCATCTTTCCGTTGAACGTCTGCCCCAGCGACCCGACCGCGCCCTGCAGACCGATCGCCGCCACCGCCAGATCGCGGGTCGCCTGCTTGGCTTCCTTGCTGCTGGCGCCGTGCTCCTTGGTCGCCTTGGTCGCGGCCTTCTGCGCGTCGGCGAGACCCTCCTGGGCCTTAAGCAGCCCGAAGACTGGGTCGGTCTCCTGCTTCATCATGTCGCTGAGCTGGGACAGGGCGTCCCGCTGACCGTTCGTGGCCGCGGTCGCCGCCTCGGTGGCGGTCTTGTACTTCTTCTGATCCTGTGCGCCGGAGCTGAGCTGGCCGTTCAGGTCGCCAGTGGCTGTCGCGGCGGCCATCGTCGAGGCCTTCGACGTCTCGAGGGCTGCCGCGTAGGCGGGGAACTGCTTGCGGACCTCCTCGAGGCTGACGCCGTTGGTGGCCAACTCCTTGGACAGCGCATCGAACGCGGCCTGCGCACCGGAGGCGTTGCCGCCGGACACCATCTGCGCCAGGGCGGTATCGACCGCCCCGATGCGCTCCTGCGTCTTCGCTAGCGACTCGTTCGTGCCCTTGAGTCCCGGGATGATCGCCTCGAGGCCGCCCTCGAGATTGCGGGCCCAGTCCTTGCGGTTGTTGCTCGTGTCGGCGACCAGGTCGAAGGTCTTTTTCAGGTCGCCCATGTTGTCGCCGAGGACCCGGGACGCCTCGCCGGCGGTCTTCCCGGATTTCGCGTATTGCTCCAGGCCGACACTGAGTGCGTCGAGCTGCGGATTCAGGTCCTTCTGGAAGTGGCTGACAACTTCGCCCGCGATCTGCAGGGCGGCGAAGACGAGACCGGTCTTGCCTGCTGCGGCCGAGAGCCGTCCCATTCCCGCTGCAGCGCTTGCAGTGGCCGGGCCCATCGCCTCCAACTCGAGGCGGACTGCGGCCGTCGTCTTGCGTAGCTTGATCCAGCCCGCGCCGAGCACCAGCGCCGCACCGCCGAGCGCGGCCATCACCGTGATGGTGCTGCCGATCCACGGGGGAAGTTCGGAGAACGCGTTGACTAGCCCGTTGACGGCCTTGACCAGCACCCGCAGGCCACCGTTCGCGCCGGAGCCCGCCTGGATCGCCAGGGTTTCGATTGAGCCTTTCAGGCGTTCTATGTCGCCGGCGAGGTTGTCGGTCTGGATCCGGGCGGTCTCGGCCGCGTAGCCCTGGTCGTTGACCTTGTCGATCCATGTCTGGATGCCGGCCGCGCCCTGCTGGTAGAGGACGTTCGCGGTACGGATCGCGTCGGAGCCGAAGATCTGTGCCAGCGCGGCGTCGCGCTGTGCCTGGGTCAGGCCGCCGAGCTTCGTCTTGAGCTGCTCGGCCAGGTTGGTGATGCCGACGAACTTGCCCCCAGCGTCGTACGCCGAGATGCCCAGGTCGTCCATCAAGGCCTTGGTCTTGTCCGCCGGGTTCGCCAGCGACAGCAGCATCTGCTTGAACGACGTACCCGCATCGGAGCCAGTAAGGCCCGCCGAGGCGAAGGCGGCGAGCGTGCCCGTGGTGTCCTCCACCGACAGGCCGAACTGGTGCGCGACCAGGCCGCTCTGATTGAGCGCGTAGCCCAGGTCGTGCACGGAACCCTGGGCCTTGCCGGCGCCGGCGGCCAGCAGATCCGCGATGTGCGGGATGTCCTTGCCCGACAGCTTGAACTGCGTCATGGCGCTCGCCGCGGTCTCGGCGGCCTCGCCGACGGACAGCTGACCGGCCGCTGCGAGCGACAGCGCGCCCTTCAGTCCTCCGTTGAGCACATCGGCGGTAGATACGCCCGCCTTGGACAGCTCGGTGATGGCGTCGGCGGCCTGGGTGGCCGAGTACTGGGTGTCCTTGCCCGCCTGTAGTGCCGCCTCGCGCAGCATGCTGATGTCTTTCGCGCCCGCGTGGGTGGCGGCCTGGACGCCGGACATGGCCTTGTCGAAGTCGGCGGCGGCTTTGATCGCGTAGCCTGCCATGCCCGCGAGGGAGAGGCCGACGACGCCCGCTCGGTCGGCCACCTTGTCCAGGTGCCCGGCCTTGGACGCCTTGTCTATTCCGGTGGCGAAGTCTTTGGTTGCCGCGCCGGCGCGGCCGATGGCAGACATGTACTGCGAGACGTCCGCGGTGAGCTTGACTCCGACTGTGCGCAGCGCCACGGCGTCACCTCTTCCGGATCGTGGTGCCCCAGAGGCGGGCTTCGGCGTTGCGGAGCGGCTTCTTGCCGGCGTCGGTCAGGCCGCTGATGGTCTCGGCGATCGCCCGCGTGGCGCGGCACAGGGACTGGTTGACCTCGAACTGGGGCGCTCCGGGCTTGCCCTCGTCGGACGTGCAGACGTCGAGCGGCCGCCCACACTTCGGGCACAGGCCGTCGCGGTAGAGCGCCAGCGCGATCAGCTCGGCCCGGTCCCGCTCGGTCCAGAGCGGCTCCCGGGTCGTCACCGACCGGACCAGGCGCCCGCGTTCGTACTCGTACTCGGTGACCTCGACCGGCTCCCGGCCATCGAACTGTGACGGCGGAATGCCGAGGCGTTCGGCCGCCTCTACTCGGCGGCGATACCCCGCTTCGCTTTCGAAGCGGCGAGCGAGAAAGGGATGTCGATATCCGCCCGGTTCAGCAGGAAGGCGCCCATGCCGAGCAGCTCGAACTGCCGGTCGGTGATCGCGTCGAACAGGGCCGCCCAGTCCTCTTCGTCCAGCTCAGGATCTACGACGGATTGGCGGATGAGGCCCTCGTAGAAGGTGTCTACGTTAAGCTGCATACCCCTGTCCCGCTCGACGATCTCGTCGTTGCCACCGCGGCGGGGCGGGTGACTAAGGGCCAGAGCCCGGTACTTCGGCTTGGACAATGCGCGCAGGGTGAACGTCACCGTGCTCTCGCGCATCTCGGCCTCGAGGGCTTCAATCCGCTCGACGATCTCACCGACGCCGCTGCCCGCGAGGCTGTCGCCCTGCTTCTGCTGCGCCTGCTCAAGGTCGCGTTCGGCCTGCTCATGGTCGGCGACCAGGTCTCCGCGTAGGCAGATTTCGACGGTGCGCTCGGGCAGCTTCGCCTCGGCGAGCATCGCCTTGAAGTTCTTCAGGGTGGCCTTGCCGCTCATGGTTCTCCCGCTCCCGATTCCTCCCGAGGAAGCGCCCGGCCAGCTCGGGAGGAGACTGGCCGGGCACGAAAAAACCCCGCGAAACCATGGGGGCTTCCGGGGCGTCTTGTACTTACGAAGCAGGTAGAACTAGGCGACAGCGGCGCGGAGCGACGGGCCGGTGCCCGCAGCGCCGGCGGTGATCTTCATCGGGATCTCGTACCGCTCGACCGAGTTCGGCTCCGGGTCCATGCGCGCGACCTCGCCGCACAGCGCCGGGTAGACCTCGACGCCCTGCGTCGACGTCCACGCGGTCGCCTGGGCGACCGACCGGCGGATCACAATGAACCCGGCGGTATCGCGGATCAGCGTGGTGAAGATCGTGTCGCCCGACGCCTGCTTCTTCAGCCGCAGCCGGGTATTGGAGAAGGACGCCCGGCCATTGACGTTGGAGGTGAACACCGACGCCAGCGAGGACGTGTCGACGTCGGCGGTGTCCGGCTGGAACCCGGACAGGCCATCGGCGGTCAGCGTCGACGTCAGGTCGATGCCCGCGTTCAGTTCGGTCGTGGTCGGGGCGTTCTGGTTGCTGATGCTCGTGACCCAGTAGACCCTGGTCTTGCCATCAGCGGGGACGTCGGCCATTCACCTACTCCTTTACTTGTCGCCGCTGGTGGCGGACTTGGCGGGAGAACTCTTGGGCGCCGGCCCGTCGACCGGCTCGTCGTAGCCGTCGGGTCCGGACGGGAACCAGCCGAGGCCCGCGTGCAGCAGGACGGCCTCGTGGTTCATGACGCCCTTGCCGCCGTGCACCTCGTGGCGGACCCACTGGAACTCCTGGCCGGTCGGCTCGGTCGTCTCCGACCAGCCGCGGACCTTCGTCCACTCGTCGCGCGCCTCGGCGCCGACGACGCGGGCCTTCACGCCCTCCACATCGGCGATCCAGTACTCGGTCTTGTCGGTCATCGCGAAGCGCTCCTCAGGCGGTGTAGAGCTCGTAGGTGACTCCGGTGAGCGCACCGGAGAAGGTCACGGTCGCGACGTTGGAGCTGTTGATCGCCCCCCGGGGGACGAGGATCATCCGCACGCCGGTGGCCGGCGCGGCTACGGCGGTGACCGTGCCCGGGTTGCTGATGCTCGTGAAGCCCGGATCCTGGATCGCGACGTTGGTGGCCGTGCCCGTGGTGATCACACGCAGGAACCAGCCGTTCGGGCCGGCAGTGCCGCCGGAGATCGTGTCCGACGCCGACGGCGTGATCGCCGAGGGGGTCGTGCCGGTCGTCACGACCGACTGAGGCGAAACGAGCGCCATTCGGCGCCTCCTTCGGGGAGAAATCGGACAGGGCATCCGCCGAACAGCGGACAGTGATCTCGTGCATGCGGGCCGTACCCTGCGAGGCATGGCATCGACGAGACCCGAATCCCGCTGGACGCTGAGCAGCGTCGGCAACCGAGTGATGTGGGCGGTCGTGGCCGCGTTCCTGACCTGGCTGGTCTTCCACGGCGCGGTCCTGCCGATCGCCGTCGGCCTCGTCGTGCTCGCGATCCTCACCGCCGTGGCGGCCTCACGCCGTTAGCCCGGAACGCTCCGCCAGCCGTACACGTCGGTCTGGTCATAGACCGTCGTCCCCGGGATCTCTTCGTTGCGCTGCGGCGGCTGGCCGTCGATCCATTCGATGGGGAAACAGGACCGGCCAGAAATCAGGAGCACCTTGTCGAGCACCGCAGCACGCACCCGGCCGGACACCGCCCGGGCCGCGCGAGCGGCCTGCGGGTCGCCGCCGATGGAGTGCACAACCGCGACCGCGTCAATCGCCGCCGAGTCTCCGGCCAGCGAGATCGCGTCGGGGGCGACGAGTCCATTCGGTGTCTGGATGTAGAACTCGACCTTCGCGTATGGCGGTGCCGCGCCATCGTCGACCTTGCTGTCGTATGCGACGAGCGTCGGCGAGCCCGGCGCAGCGAGTAGGAGAGCCCAGAAGCCGTCGAAGAGATCCTGTACCGGCCAGCTCATCCCAGGCCCAGCGCTTTCACGGCTAGGTCCTCCATCGCCTTCTCGAACCGCGGCTGCTCGGCGTCGGCGGCCGGGCGCATGAACGGCATCGCCGCGTTCTTGATCGTCCCGAACTCGGCGATGTTGCCCAGCGGGCCCTGGGGCTTCGAGTGGTTGGGGCCAATTTCAGCGGCCGGGCCTTTGAGGCTGCGGTACATGTCGAAGTCGATCGAGGCGGGTAGCCGGCGCAGACGTGGGTGACCGGAAATCCGGCGGGCGCCGTCCTTTTTGATGTTCAGTGCGCCCTTGAAGACGACGGCCTCGGTGTCCTTCTCCGCCACGGCGGACGCCTTCGTGATCGCGTCTGCGAACGCGGTGACCTCATGCGCGTCGAAACCCCAGCTCATGAGCCCGTCACCTCCGTGCAAGACACCCGGCGGGCCGTCGGCTCGCTCTTGTGAGCTAGGTCGTGCACCAGAAACGTGCGGCCGACGAGATCCTGATCGTTGACCGACGCCGTGATCAGCACCTGGTCGCCGACCTTCAGGCCCTCGGTCCCGGCGACGGGGAGCTGCACGTCGATGCGCTGCTCGAGGATGTAGTCCTGACCGACGTCATGCGGGCGACCGATACCGGTGATCTGCTGCACCCGGCACTTCCCCGCGAACAGCTGGGTGTAGGACTGCGTCGGGTACCCGGTCACCGGGTCCGTTGTCCCGCCGACGTTCGCGCGCCGGATCGTGCACGCGTCGACCATGCCGGCTTCGGCGGCGGCCTGACCGCGGACGAGGACGGAGGCGCGGGACATCGGGGCCTCCTCAGTCGTTGCAGCTGCAGGGCCGGACGGTGGTACCGCTGCCCGGGCGGGCGGTCATCCCCGATCCGGACCGGGTCGTGGTGCCCAGGTTCGGGCGGTGTGTTGTGCAGTCGCAGACCTCGGCGGCGGGCGTGACAGCCTGGCCCCGGAACAGGCCGGCGATGCGACGTTTGAACCTGGCGAGGACCGGCACGTACGCCGGCGGCACGATGACCACCTGCGGCGGGACGGGCATCGCCGCGCGCGGGCGGGCCAGCCGCAGGCCCTTCAGACGCGAACGGACCGGACGCGGCGGGTAGGCAGGCGGCGTCACCACGATCTGCGGCGGCGCCGGCATTGCAGCCCGGCCGCGGCGTGGCGCCATCGGGTGGGGACGGAGGTGCGGCGCTGTCGGGACGGCGGCCTGACTGTTGACCGGCGCGGCGGTGCGGGGCCGGAACAGGCGCAGCCACTTCAGCCGCGGCCGTACAGATGCCGGGACGTACGCGGGCGGGGTGACCGCGACCTGGCCGGGCGCCGGCGTGGCCGTGCGGCCACGGAAGATCCGCAGGCCACGCAGCCGGGTACGGACCGGGCGCACCGGATACGCGGGAGCGTTGACCACTACCTGCGCCGGCACCGGGGTGAACATCTCACCGCGGCGAGCCAGCAGACCCCGCAGGCGTCGCGGCTGCTTGATGCCGGTGAACGGGAACGGCGGGTTGACCTGGGCGCGGACCGGCGTCGAGGCGCGCGCCCGGCGTGGTGGCGGCTGGGTCCGGCGGCGGGCCTGCTGCGACGGCGGATAGGTTGCCGCTGCGGCCGACGCCGCCTTGATGACGATCGCCGCGGCGGCATAGTTGAACAGCGAGCTGCCGCCGGGACGCAGGTCTACCCAGTCGACCGTGGTGGAGGTCGACCCGGTACGGATCTCCGATTCGAGCGAGCCCCAGTTGGTGTTGTTGAGGTCGTCGATCTCGGTGAACGCCGAGCCGGGGCTGATATTCGCCGTGACCTTGTCGGCGAAGACGAACCCGAACACCTCGTCGCCGGCTGCGGGGGCGGCCGACAATGTGACGGTCGCCGGGTCTGGCGGCCCGGTGAAGCCGCCGTTCTGACTGTTGCCGCCGGTGCCACCGACCGGTGTGCCGGTGTTGTAGCCGGTGTAGCAGACCACCGACACGCCGTAGAGCCCAGCCGTGCGGCCCGACGTCGACAGCGTCACCGTCATCGACGAACCGGTCGTGACCGGCGCCGTCCAGATCTTCACCAGCGACGGAAACGCCGTCGGGGCGGCGACCGCGGTCGCCTGCTGCGTCCAGGTCAGGCCGCCGCCGGAGATCGTCAGTGCCGACGTCGGGTCGGTGGTGGTGCCGTTGTTCTCGACGTACGCGACGCCCACGACCAGCAGCGAGCTGCTGTTCGGGGTGAAGCTCGACGAGGTGAAGTTGCCGGTGCCGAAGTTCCCGGAGGTGATCTGGCCGAGAAGGTTGGTGCGCGACAGCGCCATGCCGTGCCCCGCTCCTCAGCTACCGACCGACCGCGGGGGGCGAATCAGACCTCGATCTCGACGTTGATCCGGATCTGGTGCGACGCCGGCAGCGTGTTTCCGATGTTCACGAACGCGATCCCGTTGGCCGTGCCGATGCCCACGACAAGCTCCTCGATGAACTCGTAAGGCAGGTCGAGGGTCGACTGGGTGTTCAGCGGGATCACGGCGATCGGGTTTGTCGCTAGCGTCGGGCCGGTCGTGCCGATCGTGGTCGCGGTGATCGCGAACAGGCCCGCGGTCGGGTCGGTCTGCGGCGTCCACGTCTCGTACGGCTGGCCCGGGATGGCCGCGGCGATGCCGGTGCCCGACGGGGCGACGGTCTGCCGGTACACGCCGACCGAGATCTGCTGCGACGTCGGCACCGACGCGCCGGCGATAACGCCGAGCTGAAGGCGCCGCATCCGGAAACCGGAAGTGGCCGAGCCGCCCCAGTAGCCCATGTAGCCGTTGACGGTCGTGGTCGCGTTGACGCCGCTCAGCTGCGCGGCCTGGGACAGGATCGAGGCGCCGTAGCGGGCCATGAATGTGTTCCTCTCAGAATGCTCGGACCATGCGGGCCTTGGGCCCGTACTGCTTGGCTATGGCGGCCTTCAGGCTCGGCCTGGCCTCGAGGGCGGCCTCCGCCTCGGCATAGGCGACGGCGTAGTCGTCGATCTGCTCCCGGATCACCGTGCCGTCCGGGTTCAGGAACAGGCCTTTGGCGATTGACAGCGAGACCCCGCGGCCAAGCTGCAACTCCTGCCGGCCGGCCGCGTATCCGTGGGTGTAGACGAAGTCGACGGTGGACGGCTCACCGCAGTAGGTCTGCCAGCCCGAACCCCGGTACAGCCGGTTCCCGACGAGCCGGTACGTGGATGCACCCGAGCCGGGAAGTCCGGCGGTCAGCGCCGCGCCGTCGAGGGTCACCGCTGAGACCGCGGAGACCGGCCACTGCGGCGGCCGGAGCCACTGCTCGGTCGTGCCGACCACCGTCGCGGTGTCGGCGACGACCTGAACGATGCGCTGGCCGTCCGCGGCCGACTGGACGACGGCTGTGGAGATCTCGAGGGCCAGCGTTCCCGATGCGTTGTTGATCGGGTTGCCGGCGTCCCTGCCCAGCAGGGAGGCAAGGTCTTCGAGCGATGCCAGCATGTCAGCCATCGCGGCCCCGCCTCCCTCGCACTGCGGTGATCAGGTGAGGACGACGTACGGGACGAACTGCTTGACCGTCGGCGACGCCAGGGTGGCCGTCGCCGTGGCGGTCAGCGCCGAGCCCGAGGTGACCGACAGGTTGGGCTCGCCGGTCACGATCGGGGCGACCGCGCACGTGCCGAGCAGGGTCGGCGGGGTGGTAGCGGTGACGTTGATCGCCACCCAGTAGTAGCCGGGCACACTGATCGTCTGCGCGGCCGCCAGGGCGAGGGTCTTGGTCGTGTTCGCCGCCCAGGCCGTCGAGGTCTGGTCGGCCGACTGCGACAGCAGCGCCGGAGTGGCCGCGTTCGAGTAGAGCGCGAACCACCAGTTCGTCGGGGTGCCGGCCGCGGTCGCGCCGGACCGGAACGACACGTTCGTGATGACGTCGCCGGCGGCGAGCTTGATCCGCACGGCGGTCATCACGCCGGTCGCGAGGGCGACCTGACCGGTGTCACCGGCCGAGTCGTACAGGCCGAACCGGGGCAGGTTGGCGCGGTAGAAGGTGCTGGGGCTGGACGGCAGGGCAGCGTCCCAGGCCGCCAGGGCGTCGCGGACGTTGCCGCTGAACAGGCCGAGCTCGCTCACGGCTGGTCTCCTTCAGTGCTGGTGGTGAACCGCTCGACGAGCTGGTCACGGGAAAGGGTCGCGGCCTCGTCGGCCTCCATGCCGCCGTGCTCGACGGCCCAGGTCCGCCACGCTTCGGTGCTGGCGGACTTCCTCGGCTGCTCGGCCGCGTCGGGCTGCTCGGGTTCCGGCTCGGCGGCAGCCTTGGGGTCCTCGACGGTGTAGCCGGCCGAACGGCAGTAGGCCAGCGTCGCTGCGTCGGTCTCGTCGTCGATCAGCGCGACACCATCGGTGAAGCGCACGGTGCCGACGTCGCCGGTGAAGCCGGGCACGATAGTGGTGACCAGATGCTGGGTCATGTCACTGCACCGTGATCGTCCGCAGGACGCCGGCCGCCTTGGTGTTCTTCAGGGTCATGGCCAGCGGGCCGATCTCGAGCTCGCCGGACTTGACGGCGCCGGCGTGGGCGAAGTCGGGCAGCCAGGTCTGGACCATCGGGACGCCGGACGCCAGGACGCCGTGGAAGGCATCCATCCCGAACGCGACCGCGTACAGATCGGTGGTCGTGGAAGCGATCGGGATGATCGGCGCCGAACCGTCCTGCCGGTCACCGATGTCGACCAGCGTCCAGCCGGCGTACGACTCGACCTGGCGGCCGAGGTCGTCCTTGGTGTTGGTGTACGAGCCGGAGGTCCGGACGATCGACCGCAGGCGGGCGATCAGCTTCGTGTTGCCCAGGATCGCCTTGACGCCGGGCGGGATGGCGCCGGGCGCCGACATGTCGCCGGAGCCGACGTGCGACGGCACGATCAGCGACAGGAAGTCGTCCAGCTCGTCGAGGCGGGTGTTCGCGGTGGCCAGGTTGCCCGCGATCGTCGCGGCCTTCCAGTCCGCCGAACCGGCCACGTAGCCGGCGGTCTTCTCGGTGACCGTGCCGGTGAGGGCCTTGCTCAGGCCGTCGAAGCCGTTGGCGTCCACCGCGGTGTCGCCGAGGATCAGTTCCTGCTGGAACCGCACGATCGAGGAGATCGTGAGCTGGGTCAGCTGGAACGCGATCTCGTTGGTCTGCGCGGGGCCCAGGTTGGCCAGCACCCGGTCGAGGGTGAAAGCGCCGCCCAGCGGCTTCAGGTCCACGGTGAACCGGTTCCGAACCGCCTGGCCGGGGGTGTACTCGCTGTTGAGCGCACGGAAGCCGGCCGCGGCCGGGGTCGTGAGCCGGGTGTAGCCGTAAGTCAGCGTGGCACCGCCGGTGCCCGGGTTGACCGAGTCGTCGAAGGGAACGTTGTCCCACAGCCAGGAGTATCGACGGAGGTTGTCGATCACCTGGAAGTCGACATCGTTGAGGGTGTTCACCGCTGCCTGCGCGAGGGTGATCGGCATGTCCTACTCCAGTTGTGGCTCAGCCAGTCGCCGGCTTGCGAGCCGCTGCGATGGCCTCGGTGAGTGATTTCGCTCGGGTCCTGGTCTCGCCCTTGGGGCCCTGCGACGGGTCCGGCTTCGGGAGCTTCGGCCCTGTCGCCGCCGGGGTGACGGGGAAGTCCCGCAGGATCTCGTCGGCGTCCGCCTCGAGCTCTTCCTTGGTGGCACCCGCCAGGCGTTTGGCCTGGGCGGGCGTGAGGCCTTTCTCGTGGGCGACCTCGAGGCGCGTCGCGCGCAACTCGGCGGCCACGGCACGCTGCTCGGCGGCGGCACGCTTCTCGGCCTCGGACTTGTCCGCCTCGGCCTTGTCCTGCTCGGCCTTGCGGTACTTCGCCAGCTCTTTCTCGGCGGCCTTACGAGCATCGCGCTCGGCGGCCAGAGCCTTCTTGCCGGCGTCGCCCAGCTCCTCGGTCTCCGGCTTCGGTACGGCCGGCGGCTCGACGGGCGGAGCAGTGGGTTCGGGCGGGGTTTCGACGGGTGCGGTCATCGCGACCTTCTGTGCTGCGACCTGGGCATCGCGCCGCAGGTCAGAGGATGTATCCGAACCGCTTGAGCAAGCGGATGGCTTCGTCGCGGTCGCGGGCGGCGGCCAGGATGCTTTCCGGCATCAGCCGCGGCGTACGTGAGCGCCGGTAACGCTGACCCTTGACCTTCAGGCCGGTATCGCCGGCACCGAGCCGCCGGCCGGCCACGCCGCGGGTGGTCGTGCCCTCGGTCGTCGTGAAGACCTGCTGGCCGAAGACGCTGGACGCCTGAAGTCGCCCGATGTCACGGCCGCCGCGCAGCATCCGCGCCTCGGCGGCTGTGATCCGCGCACCTGCGGGTGTGAGTCCAGCGGCGCCGCGGCGGGCGTTGACGACCTGCGCCGGGTCCGCTCCGAGCCGGATCGCTTCCGCGCCCGACTTGGTGAACACCTTGTCCTGCTCGGCCGTCGACATCGCATCGAAGGTCTTGCGCGGGCTCAGCACCATGTCGCCGCCGACAGCCTCGCTGCTCGGGATGTGCACGCAGTCGCAGGACGGATGCCGCTCGAAACCGGCGTTGTAGCGGTACCACTTCCCGGCCAGGACGATGCACCGCGAACAGGTCTTGCCGACCACCATGCGCACGTAGCCGTTCGCGTGCGGCCTCGCCGTCAGCGCAACCTGATCGGCTACTCGGCCCGCGTCGGCGACCTGCGTGCGGACGATCATGTCGAGGCTCGTATACCCCGTCGCCAGAGCTTCGGCCGTCGTCGCGCCGCCACCGATAGCGATCTTCGTAGCGATCACCGGCTGATCCAGCAACGTGCCTAACTCGCGGCCGTCCGAGGCGATCCCGGCAAGCTGGCGGCCAGCAGTCGCGCCGTCGGCCGCCGGGTCGATCTCCTGCGCCGCCAGCACCGCGTCGAGGTAGTCGTCGGCGCCCACCGCGGCGGCCAGCTGCGCGCCCGACAGCGCCAGCAGCAGCGTCGGCGACAGCATCGACCAGGACCCGTCGAGGTCGGCGAGCGACAGCGTCCGCCACGCCTTTCGTGCCTGCTTCGAGACCGCCTCGATGAGCCTGCGCCGGGCCCGGTACCGCTCGAACGCGATTGCTTCAGGCGACCGCACCGGCCGGCTCCGTCACCGGGCCGGGCTGCGGGGCGGCGAGCCCGCGGGCGATGTCGGCAAGCGGGTTGGCCGCGGCCGTCGCCTCGTCGTCGGCTTCCATCCGCTCGATCTGCGCCTGCGTATAGCCGAGGTCTTCGCGGGTCTGCGGCAGCGTCGTGATCCCGCCCGCGTACAGCTTCACCGCCGCGTCCGCAGCCTCCGCCTTCGTCGGCGTAGACGCGTCGCGCCAGATCGTCTCGAGCTGCCGCCACTTCGGGTCGGCGTCGCCGAGGAACAGCCGGACGATCTGCATCGCCCGCTCGTAGGCGCCGCCGAATGCCCGCTGCTTACGCTCGGCCCGCTTCACCAGCCGGGCCTCGGACGAGCGGATCGCGTCCGCGCTGGGCGGGTTGTCGGTGGCCAGGCCGAGGAAGTGCGGCGGCAGGCCCGACAGCGAGGCGACCAGTCGCGCCATCTGGTTGATCGAGTCGTGGAAATTCGACAGCTGAGCGCCCGCGAACTCGAACTGCCGCATCACCTTCTCGTCGTCGGGGACCGTCAGCAGCCGGCCCATCAGCGCCTGCATCGCGCTGATCGGGTTGCCGTCTTGGTCCTCGAACGAATTCGGGCTCGCACCGAAGATGCCCCGCAGCGGAACGGCGATGAACTCGGCGGCCACCATCATGTCGGTCGCCAGCTTGTTCGCCGCCCAGGCCAGCGGCAAGATCGCATCCAGCTCGGACCGGCCGCGCCAGTCGGCCAGCCGCGCGCGGTTGACCATCGGCACGATCGGCACCACGCCGAGGTTGTGCTCGTCGCGATCGAGCAGCTTCCAGTCCGCGGTCAGGTCGTAATAGCTGGTTCGGTCCGGCTCATACACCGTCGCGTACCGCTCGATCCGGCCCGTCACGACCTGCTGGGTAGCCATCAGGCTGTCCTGGTACGGATAGCCGGCGCCGTAGATCCGGATCGCCGACCGGACCAGCCGGGTACGCGGGTCGATGTCCGCGTACACCTCGAGCGGCGACTCGAACGTCACCAGCGGCGTATCCGCGTCGTCCTCGTTCGTGCCGATCGCGATGTACGAACGGCGCATCGTCAGCGCGTCCACCGTCGCCATCTGCGACTGCTCGTCAGCGCAGTTCGCCTGCCAGATCCGCCACAGATCCGCGTCCGCGTCGTCGTCCGGCAGCCGGAACCCCTCGACGTCCAGGCGCTCCTCGATGGAGTCCACGACCAGCTGCGGCCACGCGATCACGACCTGCTGGACGCGTTCGCCGAGCTCCGCCTGGATCTCCGGGTGCATGTAGGCGCGCTGGCAGCGCATTTCGTACTCGTCGTTGTACGCCTTCAGCTGCGGCCGCTCGATGTTGTGCGCGTTGCTCAGCCGGGTGATCAGGTCCCGCTCGTCGTCGGCGAGGGCCACGCGCGCCCCCTCTCAACGGGTGAAGACGGTGATCTTTCGGCGGACCTTGCGTTGCCAGCCGCCCTTGGCCAGGGCGTCGAGGCGGGCGCGCCATGAAAGGCAGCCGGCCATGGACAGGTCGATGAAAAGGGGCGAGTCAGGCCGGGGCTTGTAGATAGTCCACAGCGGGGTCTCGTCGTCGTCGCGTTGGTTCAGGTCACCCTTGCGCGAGTTGGCGATGTGCCGGCCGTAGCGGGCGTCTCCGTTGTGCGTCAGCGCGCCCGAGGTTTGCGCGGTCTTGAACGCCCGCATGGCCTGGCCGATCTGGCGAGGCCGGTTCGTGTACCACTCGATGACCCGGTGCTCGCCGAAGCGTCCCGCCCATTTCGCGACGTTGGCTTCGAATCGCGGCGGGTCGGCGTAAGCCCTGAATACCTGGTACCTGTCCATGGCTTCGGCCAAGGCGCCGTCCACCTGCTCGTCGGTGACTTCCCAGTCCTCCGGCTTGACGTCCTCAGGCTTTTCCCACGCGGCGAGTGGCCACTGGAAGCCGGTCTCGATGTGGGTGGCAATGAACCCGCACGCATCCCGCCAGCGAGCACCGTCGAACCCGATCGTGATCGGCTCACCGTCTTCGATCCGGATATCGGGTCGGGCCAGTTCCCGCCAGCGAACCGCATCGAATGCCTGCCGCGACGAGGAGACCCGGCGATTGAGCCAGACCCGTTCCCAGTAGGCCTTATCGGTGTCCGGCTGGTAGTACAGCGAGGCGATCGAGTCGATCTGGCCCTCGAAGTCCTGCCATTTCGCAAGCGCTGGGCCAGACGCGACGCGGATCGCCTCCCGGATCTGCTCCGGGTCAGTCAGGTCTTCTTCGTTGCTGGCTGGGGCCTCGCGGTGGAAGAAGAACAGGGTCGAATCTTTGATCTTGCCCTTGGCGACGTCCTCGGCGTACTCGTGGGTGTCCTGCGCGCAGGAGCCCTCACCCTCGGCGTACGTCGTGGTCGTTTCCAGCTCCCACGGATCTGCGATGGTCCGTTTCGGCAGGTTGTTCCGCATCGTCTGCCGCGCGTCCTTCAGCCGCGGCAACACCATTCGGTGCGTTTCGTCGAAGTGCTGGCAGGTCGTACGCGCTCCGTCGACCGAGTTCGGTGACGACGCCATCGCCTCGGCCTTGCCGTCGCCGTAGGCGCGGGTGATCCGCTCCTTGCCGGCGTCGAACAGGTCAGCATCCGGGCCCTCCTGGCACATGCACAGCAGCGCCCCGTAGGCCAGTTCCTCGGTCTGTTCCTCCGTGTACGCGACCATAGGGATGTACGGGTCGACGACCGGCCGGCCGACCGGCTGCCACACGCCGTCGACCTGCCTCCACCCATCGGTGCGGACTGGCCCTTCAGGGTGGAGCTCGGCGAACATCACCCAGGCGGCCAACTCGGTCTTCGCCGAGCCCTTTCGCAGGCTGATCGCGCATCGCTTGAACCGCCGGCGCCCGGCCCGGGGGTGATCGCGCGGATAGACCTGGTACATCCGATCGATCAGCGCCGCCTTCTCGACGTCGATGATCGGGTCTTGGCCGCGAAGGTCCCCTGGGCCATGGATCGCCCGCTCCTGAATCAACTGCCGCACTAGCGGGCCCAGCGTCGGCCAACGCTGTTCATCCAAGGAGGGGACGACAAAGACGCTCACACCGCGCGCAGGGCGGCGAAGGGGTCGCCCTGCTGGTCGTCGGCCTGAGGCGCGGCCGCGCGGCGGCGTTCGCCGCGGTCCTGGGCCTCATCGACCCGCTCGATCTCCCACTGCAGACGCCGGCGGTCGATCGGGGTCAGGCCGAAGCACTGACGCTGCTGCCGAATCTCGGCGGCGATCTCCTTGCGAAGCTTCGCGTCCTCGCTGCGCCAGAAGTCATCGACGAGCACGGCCAGGGCGAAGAGCCCATGGCGGTCTGAACCGTCGTACTCGGGCGCCATGGGTGACGCCCAGACGTCCGCCCACCATTCCCGGGTCTGCTCATGCCAGAGCCGAGTCGGAAGGTTCGGGGCGTCGACCGCATGATTGGCAATCAGGGTCGCCCGGGTTGTACTGCGGTTCCGTCGAGCCGGATTGCGCTTCGGCAGAGCGGGCATCGCGCCCTCCACTGCTACTCGCATGAAGGCCTCGCGCCATCACGCTACGTGACAAAATTTGTCCGGGATCCGTACGCAGGAAAGTCCACC